GGGATACCAGATGCCCTTCAAAAAGGTCGCCCGGTATGGAGTGGTATGCATGCGCATTTTCATGTCCAAGCCTAGTCGAGCAAAGGCGGCTTGGAGGTTGACGATCGACCATGGCGTGTCCCTGAGAGTGGCAACAACATCGCCCCAGGCTGAACCCATGACCCATGAGTTGCCGAAGCTAGTGTCGCCACCCCCGGTATCACGAAATGGCCGGGCGTGCCTCTTCACTTTGACTTTGTTCAGTCCGTCTCTGGACTCCGCTACATAAGTGGCCGAAGCCACTTTAAGTAGGATCTTAGTCACATAAGACGGACAACCAAGCTGGCGCAATGCTTTGTACTCGTTGAGGAGTGGACCCCAACTTTCCGATTGATCATACATGCTAGCATCGCCTTCCCAGATGGTGAGGGAATAATCATGGTGGCGGACAACAACAAGAGAGTCATCACCCGCTACGATAATAGCGATGCTGCCCGCTGGCATATCTAGGGCTCGGCGCATCCACTGCGACAAGGCGTCGTCAGTGCACTTCGCACCATAGGTAAGGTGTACTGTCCAATTGCCAACGCGGAAAGGGTTAGAGAAATCAAAAGGCCATTCCTCTTGCAGATTACGAGTGGCCGCGTAAATATACGGGCCCACGATCGCTTGGACGTCGGGATCAACATTCGCAATAGGACGCGGCTTCAAGCCCGCTTTGACGAGCATTTCGTCCGTTTTCACGAACAATTTGACTCGCCGAAGAGCGGGGTGTCGAGGTGACCACGTCCCTTGTTCCAGTCGTTCGACGGCTTTACGAGCGCGTGTCAACTGCAGGGGGCTGTCCAAATGATCCAACCATTCCTGGCAATGTTCCTCCCACAGGAGCCGTGGCCAGGTGCGGCGCAGGAAGACACGAGTGGTCTTCCAATTCGCTCGCTGTTCCACAGGGTCCATTGGGGGACAGGCCAGCACACGAGTTTCCAAAACGCAGATTAGATTGGCATCACTACGTGCTGGAACATACCCAGGGGTGCTAAGAGGCCAAATCGCTAGATATTTACGATCCAGGGGCTCGATCTCAGGTATGAGATGCCCAGAGACGATGAGAGTCTCGTCTCGGGGTTTCGGTAAGGTGTAAGGGAACGTCTGCCGAGGAAGAAAAACGTCGTCCTCATGCATAGGAAATGCCCCGATCAAGGCAGGGGATGCAGTTGGCCGAGCTGGCCAAGGGACAACGTAATAATCCTCACGGAATTGCCTCCAAACGTTCCAATTTGGAGGACTTGCGCGCCTGAAAATTTCGACCACGCTGGCTGGGACAGCTACCACTAGACCCAGAAGTGCAGACCAATTCCACCAGAGGTGGAATATTAAAGGGATGGGCTGCGGGAAGTACATAGGAACGAGAATGTGGCAGAGAGTGCTAGCCACGAGCTGGCCTCTAACATTTCCGTTGGTGAACCAAGCACCGAGAACCTCGTACGTCCAGATCAAAAATCCGACGTCTGGGTTCAAGGATTTTAGCCACTCTTCGAAAAAGACCCAGGCCGCCACGCCAAGAACGCGACGACCTGCGTAGAAGAGGCGAGCTATCACAA